TCAGAAGATTCTGTTTCAAAAATCTCCTTAGTTTCTTCCCCGTACTTAGCGTACTCCAATCCGAACAAAGCGTTCAATCCGGGTAGGAGTTCTTTTAGTAATTGGGCGCGTGAAATTGCCATGTTACACTACTCCTATATTCCGGTTAAATTATTGAAAGCATGCCCAGCATTCCACTTAACAAGTGCTTCGGTAAACCCACCAGAAGAATTTTTAGTTTCTTCTACTAGATCTACAATGCGGAAGGGCAATGAGTTTGTTGTTGCTGAAGTATCTGATATAGCTATTTGAGAATTACCTGTGATAGTGCTACCAGCGTTGTCCACACCTGCAACATTAGCACCGATATCTGTAATTGCCAGATCTCCAATTGTAGTGCCTGAAGATACAACCGCAACCTTGAAAAGGATGTCAGTTCCATCAGCTACATACGCCTGAATATCAGAAGCTACAGTACTAGCAGGATAATACTGCTTGAAAGTAACTTGCTGTGTACTAGGGTCTGTAAAAGTACAACCTAAAAATACACCGATAGGTGTCATAGCAGCATCTGCTGTATCACGTTCTACGGTGCCTCCGGTAACTAATTTTACCGCATCCCCATTAAAAATATTGGTGCCATAGTTACTAGCAATAGAATAATGCCGAGTAAGACCAACAAAAGGAACGCCGCTTAACAGTTTTACCGGAACTAGCCCATAAGGGGCTTCAATAGTGGGATAAGCCATTGCTTATACACTCCTGTAGTTAAGTTCCATTTCCAAAAGTAACACTTGTCTTCCTATTATTAAATAGGGGCATACGAGGGTCACTTTCTCTCATAAGGTTGTTGTCCACAGACTGCATTTGATTATCTGTTTGGTTATCGTAGTACTCACTACGTTCCGCAATCAGTTCAAGTGGAGCCTCACAAAGCAGTAACCCTCCTATAACAATGTTGTCAGCAAATCTTTCTTGCTCAATATCAACAAGTGTTACTTCTGGATGGTCAATTGCTTTTACTGGTTCCCAACCTTCTCTTAATTTAGAAGATACATTAGTAGCGTCAACAGTACCGCGAGAACTGACTCGTACCCAACGATGGGTGTATCCGGGTCTGGGCGTTGGCGAAGGTAATGTTTCTGGTCGCTGCCAATGCTTTTTCCTAGATGACTTGTCACGTGTCTCTAATTTACGATCAACTCTGTTTTCAGCCATTATTGTTTCCTCATTTCTAATATTGCAACCTGTTTGGCGTATTCTGCGGGAGAAAGACCTAACCTTTTCGATAAATTTAGCTGTGTTTGCGTTAGCCTAACTTTCTTAGTGCCTGTGCTCCGCGTAGCGGGTGCAACCACATTATCTAATTTAGGTTTAGGTACCTGTACCTCCTGTTCATCTAACTCCCCATATAAATGTGGGAAGGTCTTTCGCATACGAGAATTTATAATCTCGTAGTATTCATCGCTACTAACAGTGACATTATCTACCTCTGTTAGTTGTTTATGCAACCCTACAGCAAAAGCTGTTTCAGGTGCGTGATTTGGGTTACCAAACCAAGTGTTCTCATCCCTCCACGCATCCGCTTTAGGATCTGCAGGGGGGCGATTTGGTTGTGTCCTAGAAGAAGTATCTACTATTTCTTTAGGTTCTTCAAACTCTTCTAAACGCCCAGCTTTAAGCTTTGCGTTAGTAAAACGCTCTTGAGCGTTTAATAAAGCCTCTGAGTCTCCTGAATCGTGAGCTACCTTAAACGCTTCTTTAGCTTGAGATAATTCTCCTTCAACGCTGTGTTTAGCTTGTTGAAATAGAGCTTGCTGGTTCTTATTAACTGTATCTTGAAGAGCATTCCGCTCTGCCAATACCCCTTCAACCGCTCTTTCAAGCTCGTCACGCTCTCTTTGAGCCGTCTCTTTTGCACGGCGCTCGTCGTGATAGCCTTTGCTAAAATGTTGTATCCGCTTTGCAACTTTCTCTGAATAGTTATTAAGTTCTTCTTTAGTAACATCTTCAGGTGGTGTAGACGGGATGCGACCTCTATCTTTTTCAGGTACATCATTAACAACCTCTATTTCAGGTTCAGGTTCAGGTTCAGGTGTTGGCTCTAAGGCTGTATTACCTCCAGAGATATCTACCTCTATTTCACCTAATGGTTCAATTTCTATTTCTGTACTTTGTTCTTCTTCTCGCTCGTCAGGAAACTCAAATTCTACTTTTTGAAATGGCATGATGACTCCTTATGCTCTCGATATACCTGTGGGGTCTGGAACAACGGCCTCTACGGAATCGTCATTCATAAGTCGATACTCTGTACCACCGACTCTAAACCTAGTGCCTGAATTAGCACGAAACATAACGTAATCACCTTGTTTACACCATGCGCCAGTAGGGAATCTATCTTTATCGGCATACGCCTGTTCCCCTATATCGACTACCAACCCTATAATAGACATTACATGTTCTTCATGCCGTGTCTGTGAAGACTTAACAAGAGCACTGTCTTGAAAAGTTTCTTCTACCTGCGGTAAGGCTATAAGCACTCTATAACCTACGGGGGTTGGAATCATATCTTCTAACTGTTCTTCAGTTATAGATTCAGCTTCACTCATCGTCATCATCCATGTAATTGCGCGAGAGGTCTTTTACGTTTCGTATACAGATGTCCAGACCTCGAATGTAACCTGTAGTTTCTTTGTACTGAGAGAAATCTTTAGCTCCCCCAGACGCTACGAATTCTAACGCAGATGCTTTGTCTTCTTCAAACCTTTTAATTAGTACACTAAAGACAGTTTCTGTCATTATTTATTATCTCTTTCTTGCATTAAACGTATTATATCCATATCAGCGGCTTTATTTGCCTGTTCAGTCTCTAATGCTAGTTTTACTCCTGCTTTTTTAGCTTCTAGTTCTAATTCTTTAGTATCTAGATCAAGCTCTTTAGCTGTTGCTATAGCATCTACCATGTCTTTCTTTTGTTTTCTTTGTTGTTCTGCTATTTTTAATTGTATATCTGCCGCATCTTTCTGCGCTTTTTGTTGTGTTTCTTGAGTTTTAATCGCTAACTCTTGTTGCTGCATCTGTACCACAGGGTCTTGCATCTTTTGCTGCGCTTGCTGCTGCGCTTGTTGCTGTTGATGCGTCTGAGTTAATTGTTGCCCTGCTTGCGCTACTAACCTAGATACCGATGCTTCTAAGTCTTTAGGTATATCTACATTAGGTTCAGGTAAAGAAGCTCCTAATTTTTCTTCTATTTGCTCTCTATACAAGAATGCAAAGTGTTCTAGTTTATGAGCTTGTAATGCAGCTAACATCCGTTGGCTTGCGGGATCTCTACCTAACGCTTGCATAATCATCGGGTCTTGCATAAAGGACTCATGCGCGGCGATGTGAGCTTTGTGGTCTTGGAAGATAAACGCTTTTAACGGTTTACCCATTAGTACGTTCATATTCTCACTAATTGGATCTGTTGGCTTCGCGTCATCTTGTGTAGGTACAAGCTTATCTGCGTTTTTTATACCTAGCACTTCTATCATCTGACGATGTAATTGCGGTAGGTTATATATCTGCGGAGCTTGTTGCGCCATTTGTAGTACTGCTTGGTATTGCACTACTCTTTGGGCCATCGTGGAGCTATTTGGATCACTAACGGGGATAACATCCACCATGTCGTAATCCATTTGCCTAGCCGTTGTCTCCCCACGATGAGGTTGGTAACCATACTCTTCAGGAGCATAAGCCGCCATTATCGCTTTAAGCAGCTTGAACTCTTGTTTCATCGCGTAGTGAACACGGGCTTGTACCGCCGCCATTGGCTTCAATGTACGCTCTAACAGAGCTAATGTAGTGCCCACAGGGGCATTAGCCGACATATCAGAAATGTTCATGTCACTGATAGCGCCTAGCCGCCTACCTTCAGTAGTTATCTTGTCTAGTAGCTGTAATAACGTCTGGCTTGGCTCTTTATAAGGAAGTGGCATGATATTGTCTTTAATACTGCCAGAAGGTACATCTACATCCTTGAATTCTCCGGGTTCAATCGGGGTATCATCCCCCGATATACGTAACCCACGGGACTTTAAACCCCCCGGAAGGTTAGATAACGTACCTGCGTCTATAAGTTGACGTATAAGAGAAGTACCAGCTTTAGCGTACCCCCCTACTATATGTATGAGTCCTAACCCATAGAACCCAAATCCGGGTACGTACACGTAATGTACGAAATGTTGCCGCTTTAACTCAAGCTCATCGTCTGGGTTCCAGTTCCTACGTATGGCTAATACTGTATTAGTACCTTTTTCTATTGTTATAACGTAGGGTTTAGCTAAATCTTCTTCGTCATCAACACCTTCCAGCGTTGTAGTGACATGTATCTCATAAAGAGTGTATCGATCATCGTCACTAAGAGAAAAACCGTTATCTTTGGCTTTCTTTTCTTCAATATCAGTGTGGTATGCCTGTGGTTCTCCTAACTCCATGTCTCTATAGAAGCCACTTGCCTGTAATCGGCGTAGTTCGTTCTTAGTTTTCCGCATAATATGCGTGACACGTTCCGCAGACTCTATGTTTGACGCTCCATAAGGTACAATTACGTCTTCTGCAGGTATGTATATAGCAGCTTGCCGCCCTAAATTGGGGTCAAAGTACACTTTTTTGAAGGCTGACCCTGCTAAACCAAGGCTATATAGTAATCTTTCGTGTTCTGACCGATATTCCACCATTTTTTCGGTCAATTCGTAGTTCATATCTGCTTTTACACGGTCAGCAGCTTCTAGTTTTTCTTTAGTCTCTTCTCCAAGCACCTTAGTACGTACTGGGCCTTGCGCTGGAAAGGTTTCACTCATGGCTTCCGCTTGAAAACGTATAGCAGCTTCCGCTAATACGTTAGAGTACACACCACAGGCACCTTCCCAAGGTTCAGAACGCTCCTCGATGTTGAATCCAAGTACCTGTAGCCCTTTAACGTATGTCTCTGCCCATTCTTTTCTAGCGTCTGTGTCAGAATCAACAGCTTCAATAAGATCATCCGCTAGTAAAGCCAAATCGTTATCATCTAAAAACTCTGCTATGTTAGAATCAAACTCTCCCATGCTATCAATATCAGAACCGGGAACTATTGTTATCTCCATAGAGCCATCAGACAGTGTTACCATCTCTGGATCTACAATCTCTATCGACATACCCTCTTCAGATTCATCTAACTCGTCTATACCTTCCGGTGCCGCATATAACCCTTTCTCGATTGCCATTATTTAATCCTTAATTGCCTGTCGGAGTTTATCCAAAAAACTTTTTTCTTTAATATTTTTGTTATAAAAACGACTTGTTCTAAAATTGTCTGGAGACATAATGTCTTTAAAAGCAGGTTCTTCTCCAGCCTCCTCTGCTTTCCTTCTATTACTATCACTACGCATGGTTGACCTATGCATAAGGTTTTTTGCTGTAGGGTGATTTAAGAAAAACCTTGCCCCTGCAGCTAATTCCTCAAGCGGGGTATCTGGATTTCTCGCCGAATTATCAATATTAAGAGAGCGTTCCCTATCTTCCTCACCCTGCACTAGCTCCTCAAAAGTATAAGCTATCTTTCGTAACCCCTCCCTAAGCTCGTTTTCGTTTGTAGCACCTAACAAGTCTTGAACTTTATTAAGATACTCCGAACTATCTCCCGACCCCGGCAGTCCTTCTATCCCTTGTCTATGCCTGTACTCATGCGCTGTAGTCAAAGGATTATTACCTTGCCCAAAAGTATTAACTGTATCTGGCTCTATAGGGAAACGTAGTGCGGGATCTTGTGATGATTGCGTTGGAGGATTGTATTTTTTTATGTATTCTCGGTCTTCTTGAGAAGCCCCTTCGGGAACCTCTCCCCAACCGGGAGGTATATACTGCCCCGAAAGTGCTAACCTAATTTGTCTGTCTGGTACGTCATGGTATCTAAACCTACCGGGGTCTATATTTTCAGCGCCTTCCGGCATACGATCTTGTATGGGAACCTGAAACTCAAAATCCGAGTGTTGTAAACTAGCAAGAAACCCTGCTCGTCTGTCTTCAGGCATCTTTAGTGCTGCCTTACGTAACAGTCCTCTAGCTTTAGGAGAAACGCTCGTAGCTAAATATTCTTCAAGCTCTTCTGATAACGCCATTAGTAGTACCCACCTCGTTTCTGTTTGAAGTATCGTATCTCTTCTGGCTCATCCGTTGGTAACCGGATAAACCCACCTTGCCTAAATCTCATCAGCGCCATAACAGTACTATCTACGAGATCATCATGGCTCATAAACGGGAACCCTGCAATTTCTTCTACGACTTCTTCTGCCCACCGCGTCATGGGCATCCAACACATCCCAGAGGCTACTATATCAGCAACAGAGTTTAAACGTGCTAGTTTATCCCCCGACCCTCTATGGGGTGTGTACTCTTGTACGGGCAACCCCATACGTCTCATCTCTTGATATAACGCTGTACCCGCACTCTTCTTCTCCACAATAAACGAGTCTGGTTCCCACTCACTATACTCCTCCATCGCTAACAGTTTTAACTCTGGAAACTCTAGCCTCTTCTTGATGCTATTAAGTAAAATGATGTGGTAGGCATTCTCTTCTTCGTTGAAAAATACCCCCCACGTGGTCAGCGCCGTATAGTCAGCGCGATTGTGAGTTTCTGCGGCTGCGTCCAGTGACATGATAACGTACTCACAAACTGGTGGTTCGCTATCCCCCCATGACTTCCACCATTCTCGTTTAACGAGTGCGGCTTCTTCTGCTGTGGGTTCTTGCTGGTACTGGGCATTCCACTGAAACACAGGCATTGACGCTTTAGTACGTAACAGCGCATCCATATCAAAGAACTCAGGCCACAGAGGTTTCTGTATGGGTTCTCCTTCCTTGTTTGTAGTATCTAGAATTGCTGGAAACTCAACCACATCATACTGATCAGACAGATCGTTATTAACCATGTCCTTGGTAACCCTGCCCGTTAGGTCATCCATATGCCAACGGGTCTGGATAATAGCTACCCTACCCCCCGGCATTAGGCGAGTACGTGCTCCAAAGGTAAACCACTCATAGGCTTTCTCAAAAACCTCAAAGTTACCGTTAATCACATCTTGCTCTGAATGAGGGTCATCAATTAACAGTAAATCTGCACCCCGACCAGCAATAGAGGAACCAATACCACAAGCATAATACTCGCCTCCCATACTGGTGTTCCACCTACCTGCAGACTTAGAGTCAGCGGCCAAAGACACAGTAGGGAATATACTCCGGTACTCATCAGTGCTTATTAGGTTACGTACCTTCCTACCAAAATCTACCGCCAGATCGGTGGTGTGTGACACCATCATTACTTTTTTATTCGGGTTCCTACCTAAGAACCATGCGGGAAAGTAAATAGAAACTAACTGAGACTTACCGTGGCGCGGGGGGATGTTGACACAGATTCGATCTTTCTCTCCTCGCTCAATACCCATCAACATATCTGCTAATATACGATGGTGTTCCCCTACAATATAATCAGGCTGCATACGTTTGCAAAACTCGACTAAATCATTAAACGCTAATTCGTTCTGTTTACGGGAAGCAAGCTCATTGACAATACGGTCTATCTCTACAACTTCTTCCTGAGAAAACGAATCAAGATTATCGAGCATCTTCTGTACGTCTTCATCTGAGAAGTCTAACGCAGTCTCAGTCATCGTAGTCTTCTAACTCTATAGGCTCCTCAAGTAGCCCTAATTCAGCATCGACATCAATTTCTGCTATCACCGCATCTTCAAAGAGTTCCCCTACAACAAGTCTCTCTAACTTACCACGCAGCCTATCTCGTAGGTCATCGGTAGACTGATGGGTAATTGTTATTTCAGACTTTTCTGCGAACAGAGCTACATCGGAAATTTTACCCAGTAGTTCTAAGGCTCTCATACGTATACGGGGGTCAGGGTTGTCGGACTCTAGTAATAGTTTATTAGTGACGAGGTGCCTAATATGTAAGGAACTTTCTACTACGGATTGCCCAAATTCTTTAAGGATAGCGTCAGTCAGGAGTAAGGAGGCAGGGGTAAGGGTAGCTGCTCGTTTAGCAGTGACTTTCTTTGATGTAGTTTCGGAGTCTTCAGCGTAAGCGGATACTAACTTAGCAGCGTTCTCTCGATCTTCTTTGGTGAGTTCTACGTCTAACCCATGTTCTGCCAATTCCAAGACGGTAGTAGCTGCGGCATCCGTTCTGTCTTTTAAATCTAGAACAGGCTCCGACTCAGGTATCTCAACCCCTATCTCAGGTTTGACATGTAATGTCATTATGTTTCGCAGGTATTAACCGTTAAACGATTTATACATGAAAAAGTCCAAAAAGTCCAAAAAGTCCAAAACGCAAAAAATTGGATAAAAAATTTTTTACAGGGGGGCCTTAAAAATAGAGGGGGGGTACCGACAAAACCGACAAAAGGTACAAAAGGTACAAAATTAGAGGGGGGGG